AGGAACAAGAGTCTAGAATTAACAATAGATGACCACGGACTAAAAATAAGAGCAAAGCTAATTGATACAACACAAAACAAAGATATCTACAAAATGATAAAAGAAGGATTGCTAGATAAAATGAGTTTTGCGTTCACAGTAGCAGAAAGAAAATGGGATTATGAAACAGACACTAGGACAGTATTAAGAATATCAAAATTGTTTGATGTGTCAGTTGTAGATGTTCCAGCATATGACAATACAGAAATATATGCTAGAAGCAAAGAAGAATATGAAAAAGAAAAAAGAGAATATGAAGAATTAAAGCTAGAAAAACAAAAACTAGAATTATTATTAAGTTTATAAATTCGAGAAGAAAGACTGGTGGTATAACTGGTCTTTTTTTGTGGTGGTAGAACTGCAATAGAATTTTTATAAATCGGTGGTAAAACCGAAAAATTTAAAGGAGGAAAAAAATAATGACAAAACAAGAAATTCAAGAAAGAAAAACAGAACTTCAAAACAAAATAATTGAGGCAACAACTCAAGAGGAAATAGCTGAAGTAAGAAAAGAAATAGAAGCTATAAACAAAGAAGTTCCAGAAGAAAATGTAGAAAGCGAAATGAGTTATGAAGAAGAAAGAAACTTAATAGCTGATACAGAAGAACTAGAAAAGAGAAACATAGATGTTTCAAAATTAAACAAATTAGGAGGAAATGAAGAAATGGAAGAAAGAAAATTCACAATAGCTGATAAAGAGTACAGAAGTGCTTGGGCTAAAAAATTAATGGGATTAAAAGAAGAAAGATTCACAGAAGATGAAAAAAGAGCATTAGGAGATGCTATCACAACAACTGCAACTGACTTTGTTGCTTCAACTGCAGATACGCAAGGAATAAACAATGGTGGTTTATTTATACCAACATCTGTTAGACAAGACTTAATGGAAATAATAACAAAACAATCTCCAATATTTAGAGATGTTAGAAAATTACAAGTAGCAGGAAATATTGAATTACCATACTTGTTTGAAAGTGATGATGCTAACTGGTATACAGAATTAACTGACACAGTAAATGAAGGAGCAGAATACAGAAACCTACAATTAACAGGTTGGGAATTAGCAAAAGATGTAGTTATCACTTGGAAATTAGAAGAAATGGCAGTAGAAAGTTTCATCGCATTTATATTAGATGAATTAGCTAATAAAATGGGTAAAGCATTAGTAAATGCCATCATATATGGAGATGGAATAAATAAACCAACAGGAATCACAAACGGATTAGAGCCAGTAAAAACAGGTTCAGATCCAGTTGCAAATATCATAGCAACATATAAATCATTGTCAGATGATGCAAGAATTGGTGCAAAAGCATACATCTCTAGCAATGTAAATATTGAAATAGTAGGATACAAAGATGAAAATGGAAATTATCCATTCTTACAAGGTTTATCTGCAACAAACCTAGTATCAATCGAACAAGATCCATACTTAAAAAATAACGATGTAGTAGTAGGAAACTGCAGAAACTATATATTAAACGAAGTTACTCCAATAAGAGTAGACAGAGAAAGAACTATAAAAGGAAGAAAAACTACATATGGTGGATATGCAATATTCGATGGTAAAGCAAGACCAAACTACTTTGCATATGGTCAATACACACCTGCTGCAGTTTAGTAAATAGGAGGAAGGTTGTATGGACAAAACAGAATTAATAGCTTTGAGTAAACAAGCATTAAGCATCATAGCAACTGCAACCCTGAAAGATAAAGAAATCGAAATGTGGGTAGATGCAGGAATAGAAGATTTAAAAAGACAGGGCATAAAAGTAGATATTACCAATGCCCTGGTAAAGTCTGCAATAGTTATGTATGTTAAATCAAATTTTGGAAATGTAGATATAAAAGAAAAAGAACTATCACAAAAAACATACAACCTTCTTTGTAGTAATTTAGGTTTAAGTTCTGATTACAAGGTGGTGGAAAACAATGCGTGATATTTCTTGCAAATTGTTAAACAGCACAATTGAAACAAATTCAATAGGTACTGAAAAAGAAAAGGTAATTGAGAAAGAGATACCGATAATAAAGGTAGAAGATGTGTATGCCAATGAATTTTATGAAGCCAATCAACAAGGATTTAGACCAAGTTTGAGATTAAGAATAAACACTCTAAATTATAATTACGAAAATGAATTAATTTATATGAATCAAATATATTCGATAATTAGAACACAAGAGCCAACTGCAGATGAAATAATACTTGTCTGTGAAAGGAAAATAAAAAATGTCAAATAAAAATAAACCAGAAGATTTGGAAAAAGTGTTAAAAAAATATTTGGAAGATTATGTGGAAGATATAACTGAAGATGTAGGAGAAGTGACTGACTCGGTAACCAAAGAAGCGGTAGAAGAATTAAAACAGAAATCGCCAAAAGGAAAAGGTAGTAGAGCAAATCCATATCATACAGGGTGGACAAAACAAAAAGGTAAACTAAACAAAGGAAGATACACCATAAAAATACATAATAAAACCAATTATCAATTAACACATTTATTAGAATTTGGACACGCAACTCGAAATGGAGGTAGAACAAATCCAATACCACACATAAGACCAATTGAAGAAAAATACAAAAAAGAATATGAAGAAAAAATTACTACGGTAATAAGAAGGAGGTCTGCAAAATGACACTAGAAGAATTGAAAACCAAATGTGAAAAGGCAGGGTTCAAATATGCTTATGGAAGATTTTTAAAAGCAACCGAACCTCCACATCTAGTAGCCATAACGATAGGAACAAATAATTTTATGGCAGACAATAAAGTGTATAAAAAAGACATACCAATAAAACTTGATTATACATATATAACCAAAGATTTAAAAGAACAAGAAAAAATAGAAAATGAAATTCTAGGAGAAATACCCTGGAACAAAACGGATGAAACTTACTTATCAGATGAACAAGTCTGGCAAGTAAGTTATTTTTTTAATATTTAAAAGGAGGAAATAAAAATGTCACAAAACAAAGTAAAATTTGGACTAAGCAATGTCCATGTTGCAAAGATAATTGAAGAATCAGGAACAATAACTTATGGAAAACCATTTGCAGTACCTGGAGCTATATCATTAACAGCAGATCCAGAAGGAGAAACAACTCCGTTTTATGCAGATAATATAAAATATTTCATTGCAACATCAAACCAAGGATATACAGGAGATTTAGAAATAGCTATGACACCAGAAGAATTTTTAAAAGAAATTCTAGGACAAACACAAGATATCAATGGTGCTTTAATTGAAAGTGCAGATGATGTCAATGCTCGTTTTGCATTAATGGGAGAAATAGAAGGAGATTCTAAAAAGAGAAGATTTGTATATTATGATTGTACTGCAACTAGACCAAGTGCAGAAATGAACACAGTAGAAGAAAGCAAAGAGCCACAAACAGATACAATCTCAATAACAATGAGTCCTCGTACTACTGATAAAACTATAAAAGCAGTAATAGAACCAAATGAAACAAACCAAGCTATATATGATACTTTCTTCACAGATGTATACGAAAAAGATGCAACAATAGGTGGAGTATAGGAGGAAAATAAATGAAAACGATAACGATAGAAAATATGGAATATCCAATAGAGTGTAATGCTCTTACATATATAAAATATAAGTCTATTTTTAAAACTGGAATATTAAAAGATATGCAATTTGTACAGAACTATTTGATAAGACAAGCAGTTGCAGGTCAACAATTACAAAAGCAAAAAATAAGTGAAGAAGAAAAGTTAGTTCGATTATCAGAGTATATGATAGAAGATACAGATGAATTTGTGATTAAAATAACTCAAATAGCTTGGATTTTAATATATACTGCAGATAATAAAATAGAAAATTATGAAAAGTGGTTATCGGAAATCAAAGACTTTAATGTAGAAGATGATTGGCTTTCGGAGGTAACGGAATATGCCGTAGGTTGCTTTTGTAGACAATGAGCTAACAAAAGAATTAGATAAATTATATGGAGAAAGCAATACCAAGGAAAAATTTCCTGAACACGAATTTGTGGGGTCGTGTTTAAGAGTAGGCTTAACCATTAATGATTTAAAAGAACTAACATATGTAGATGTTATGAAAATATTACTTACTTTTATAGAACCAAAGAAAGATAATAGTAAGAAAGCCACACAAAAAGATATTGACAGATTATTAGGATAAGAGGGAGCAATCCCTCTTGTTTTAATGGAAGGAGAAAAAATGGCAGGAAGTATAAAAGGTATTATAGTAGAAATTGGAGGAGATACATCAGGACTCCAAAATGCATTAAGCAAAGTTAATTCTGCTACATCTAGTCTGAGCAAAGAGCTAAGGCGGGGTTAACTCTTTGTTGAAATTAGATCCAAAGAATACCGAATTATTAGAACAAAAACAAAAGTTATTAAATGAAGCAATAGAACAAACAGAAAGAAAGCTTGATAGTTTGAAGAAACTAAAAGAAGAAGCCGATAGAAAAATGGCAGAAGGAACAGAAATTAATGAAGAAAACTACAGAGCTTTACAAAGAGAAATTGCAAATACACAAAATAAATTAGCTAGTTTGAAAACAGAAAATTCTGGGTGGAATAAAGCAGGAAATTATTTAACAAACCTAGGTACAGAACTGGACTCAATAGCAGGTAAGATAGATTCGATAGGAAATAAATTAACAGTAGGGGTAACAGTTCCAGTAATTGCAGGATTTACTGCTATGACTAAATCAGCAATTGAAACAGAAACTGCAATGCAACAGGTAGATAGAATATACGGAAAAGCAGCAGAAAGTATAAAAGAGTTCGCAGAAAATAAAGCTATTGACTACAATATGTCTGCTAGTGAAGCATATAAGTATTCACAAATTTACGGAAATCTAATTCAATCAATAACAAATGACCAGAAAGAAAATGCAGAGCAAACACAAAAATTATTAAAAGCATCATCAGTAATAGCATCAGCAACTGGTAGAGATATGTCTGATGTTATGGACAGAATTAGGTCGGGATTACTTGGAAACACAGAAGCAATAGAAGATTTAGGTGTAAATGTTAATGTTGCTTTATTACAAACAACAGATGCTTTCAAAAAGATAGCTAAAAACAGAAGTTGGAAACAACTAACATTCCAAGAGCAACAACAAATAAGATTAATGGGTATCTTGGAACAAACTGCAAAGAAATATGGAAATGAAGTAAATAAAAACACATCTTCTAGCATACAACAATTAACTGCAAAAACTAAAAATTTAACAAGTAGCTTGGGAGAAAAATTACTACCAACTGCAAATAAGTTATTAGAAGAAGCAAATAAGATAGTAGATAAGTTTGGAGATTTAAGTGATAGCGAACAAGAAAATATTATAAAGATAGGACTAATGGTTGCAGCTGCTGGGCCTCTTTTAAAAGTAGGGTCAACATTGATAAGCACAATAGGTAGTGTATCAACTGGAATGGGAACAATGGCACAAGCAATAGGTGTAGCAACAGGAAAAATGACATCTTCAAAAGATTCAGTAAATAACCTAGCAGGTGTATTACAAGCAACATTTAGTCCAACAGGTTTAGCGGTAATAGGAATAACTGCTGCTGTAGGAATTATTGTTGCAGCAATAGCAGAAATGGAACGAGAACTTAATTCTAAATTTTCTGCAATGGGAGAATCAGCTGCTAATTTTTATACAGGCATACAAAATGCAGAAGGATATTTGAATACTTTTAAAACAACAATGTTTGCAACAACAAAAGAGCAACAAAACTTGCAAACACAAATGGATGAAATACAAAAAGGAATAACAAGGATTTGTAAAACTGCATCTGATGAACGAAGGGATTATACTAAAAAAGAGATACAACAATTAGATAAATACTTTGAACAATTGAGAAATTTAAAGAACAGAGAAATAGAAATACAACAAAAGATAGCAGGTGCAATAACTCAACAGGCATCAACTACTGCAGAAGCATTCAAGGGTAGTCTGGAAGAATACAAAATACAATCACAAGAATGGATAGCAACTGCAGAACAACAAGCAGAAAAAACAAAGGCATTAATTGAAGAAGGAACAATAGAAGAAATAGCATTGCTAAATCAAAGATATGGAACAAAGGCTACAATGCAAAATGAAGCATATGCTACAGAATATAACAAGATCATAGAAAATAAACAAAAAAAGATAGATTTAGCAAATGAAGAAGTAGCGAAAATAATGTCAATATATGCGGAAAACTATTCTAAACGAGCAGATCAAGATGGAGATTTTTATGAGCATATTAAACATTATAACTGGCAACAGGAACAAGAAGAACAAAGACATAATAACACAATAGAAGATTTAAAAAACAATATGTTTCTAACTACGCATAATAAAAATATGTCTATTGACCAAGAAAATTATAGGCATGAACAAGAACAAAAGAAAATATGGAAACAGATGTATAAAAATATGTCAGAAAGCGAAGCGGAACAATTAGGTGTATGGTTGGCAATGCTTTCACAAACAGAAATGTATGGTGGAGAAATATCAGAAGAAAACCAATTGTTAGTAGATAACATATTAGAATCATATGATGCAATGCCTAAAAAAACACAAGAAGCAATGAAGAATGCAATGTCTCCAATGCTAGAAGAAATGAAAAATTCAGAGCCAACATTATGGTCAAAGGCATCGAGCATTGCAGATGGAATTATATCAAGATTAAAGAAATCGTTTGATATTCACTCACCATCAAGAGAAACAAGAGATATATTCCAAAATGTGATGAAAGGTGCTGAATTAGGTCTAGAAGATGAAGAAAGAGCTCTAAACAAACAGATAGATGAAATAACTAATAAAATGAAGGCTAGATTTGAAAATATAAATCCAAATATGGGAGAACTAAAACAATCAATAATTGACCAGACAAAGACAATATTTACAACACCAACATTGAACATTTATGCACAAGATGAATTAACACCAACAAAGATAAATACTATCATAGATACGGTAAATAGAAGGCTAGGTAGTAGATATTAAAGGAGAACAAAATGATTAGAGAATTTTATATAGAAAACGAAATGGGTCAACGATTTTCTATGATGGACATAGAAAGTGGTTGCTTTTTGAGTTCTCCAAATGGTCTTGGATATTCTTATGATATAGAATACGCACAAATAGGAGATAACTTTATACAAAACATAAGAAAGCTAACACAAGGACAGATATCAGGAGAACTTATATTCAAAAGATATGAAAAATATAAAGAGTTTGTAGATTTTATAGAATCTGCAATTAGTTTGAAATTCGTATACAAAATACCTATGAATAAAGGAAAAATTGAATATTTTAAAGACATAGATATTTCATCAGTAGAAAAAAGCGAAATAGGTACAGATGGTGTATTAAGAGTACCAGTAATATTCAATTGCAAATCATTATGGTACGAAGCAAAAGAAGTAGTTTATACGATAGATTCTATCGATAACGAGGTAAGATGGAATTTTGACTGGGATTCTATCTTCACAGCATACGATAATAGAAATATTATATTTGAAAACAAAGGACACGCAGCTGCACCATTTAAATTAGAACTAAATGGAGAAGTAAGCGGACCAGTTATAACAATTTTAGAAGATGACATGGAAGTAAACAAATTAAGTCTAGATGGACTAGTTGTTTTAGAAGGAGAAACTTTTGTATATAACACAAAAGAAACTGAACAAGAAATAACAAAAGTATCTAAAACAGGAAAAACTAATTTGTTTAATTTTTTAAATCCAAACTTTGTGAATTTCTTCAAATTAAGAAAAGGAGCTTCAACGATTAGGCTAGAAGCAGATGGAGAAATAACAAGTGGAAAAATAACAATATATGTACAATACAAAGCAGTATAAGG